TTCAAGAAACCGTATTCGGTCATCCTAAGCTAAAATAATTACGTAAAAAGTTTGACTTCTCTACGCAGTTCATATATACTAACTACTTCTTTAGGAGATTATATATGACAGCAAAAATGTTTAGTGGTGACCAGAAAATCAAACTTACCCAACTTATCAATGAAGGCATGGCAGTTATGCACGAGATTGATACGTTGCAAGGTGGTTTAACTGACACTATCAAAGCAATCGCAGAAGAATTGGAAGTAAAACCTTCTGTACTCAAAAAGGCTATTCGTGTAGCGCACAAGGCTGCGTTGACACAAACTAACGCCGACAACGAAGAACTCAACACTATTTTGGAAACTGTAGGTAAGACTCTCTAATGTCATACGTTGATGCTATTCATTCCCGTGATGAAGACCGTATCTATGTAGTAGAGAGAACCCCTGAGGGTAAAAGAGCATACAAAGAGTTTCCGGCAAACTATGTTCTTTACTACGAAGACCCAAAGGGTAAGCAACGAAGTATTTACGGTAAACCAGTAAGTAGATTCAGCACAAGAAAACGACAAGAGTTTGAAAAAGAACGTAGAATTCATTCTGGTAAACAACTTTACGAGAGTGACGTTAACGTTGTATTCCGTGCGTTGAGTGAAAACTACTTAGGTGTTGAGCCACCTAAACTTCACACATGCTTTTTCGACATTGAAGTAGACTTTGACCCAGTTAAGGGTTTCAGTCCTACGAGTGATCCATTCAACCCAGTAACTGCTATCTCGTTGTATTTGGATTGGCAAGACACATTGGTAACATTGTGTATTCCACCTAAACACATGAGTAAAGAAACAGCAGAAGAAATTGCAGGCAAGTTTGAAAACACAATCATCTTTGATAATGAAAAGGATATGTTCGACACATTCTTTCAGTTGATTGAAGATGCTGACGTTATGACTGGATGGAACTCAGAAGGCTATGATATTCCATACATGGTCAATAGAGTTACACGTGTAATGTCAAAAGACGACACTAGAAAGTTCTGTCTAATGGGACAGCTTCCTAAGCCTCGTGAGTATGAACGATTTGGTAAAGTTGAAATGACTTATGACTTGATCGGTCGCATTCACATGGACTATTTACAGTTGTATAAGAAGTACAACTATGAATCACGCCACAGTTACAAACTAGACTTCATCGGTGAGATGGAAGTCGGTGAGAACAAAACACAATACGAAGGTACGCTTGACCAATTGTATAACAAGGACTGGTTTAAGTTCTTAGAATACAACAGACAAGATACCATGTTGTTGGTTAAGATTCACAACAAACTAAAATTCTTAGAGTTAGCTAATGCTTTGGCTCATGAGAACACGGTTTTATTGCCCACTGTTATGGGTTCAGTAGCTATGATTGAAATGGCTATTATGAACGAAGCACATGCACGTGGAATGGTAGTCCCAGACAAGAAAAGGAAGAAAGAAAATGAAGAAGATGTACAGCCAGCGGCAGGTGCCTATGTTGCTAATCCCCAAAAGGGAATGCATGACTGGGTCGGAGCCGTCGACATTAACTCGCTCTACCCGTCAGTTATCCGCGCACTTAACATGGCGCCAGAAACCATCATTGCTCAGGTCAGACAGGACCTCACAGACCAATACATGAAAGAAAAAGGTCAGCGCCTTGCTAAAGCTAAGAAGTTTTACAAAGAAGGCGATGACGATGTAACTGGTGCTATCTTGTGGGAAAACTTGTTCGGTGCTTTAGAGTACACAGCAATTATGGAACAACAGAGAGGCACATTGCTTTGGGTTGACTATGAAGATGGTCGCTCTGTTCAAATGTCAGCAGCCGAGATTTGGAAGATGGTCTTTGACAGTCACAAGCCTTGGATGATTTCAGCGAACGGTACAATTTACACTTATGAAAAAGAAGGTGTGATTCCCGGATTGTTATCTCGTTGGTACTCAGAACGTAAAGAGACACAAGCAAAAGCAAAAGAAGCATATGGCACTGACATGTACGACTATTACGATAAGCGTCAGTTGGTTCGTAAGATTCTATTGAACTCAGCTTACGGTGCGTTGTTGAACGAACACTGTCGTTTCTATGACAAACGTATTGGTCAATCAGTTACACTAAGTGGTCGTCAGATTACTAAGCACATGATGAGCCATATCAACGAGTGTATCGAAGGTGAATACAAACTTGATGGTCGTTCAATCGTATACGGTGACACTGACTCTTGTTACTTCACTGCTTGGCCCGCATTAAAGGATCAAGTTGCAAATGGTGAAATGAATTGGGACAAAGAAACTTGTATTGGATTGTATGATTCAATCGGTGAGAACGTTAACGATAGTTTCCCTGCATTCATGGAGAAAGCATTTCATGCTCCTCGCAAGAATGGTGCAATCATTAAAGCTGGTCGTGAATTGATTGGTGATCGTGCAATCTTTATCGTTAAGAAGCGTTATGCTATCAACATCTTTGATAAAGAAGGTAAGCGTAAAGATAAAGACGGTGCTCTCGGTGACATTAAGGCTATGGGTCTAGATTTGAAACGTGCTGATACGCCTAAATACGTACAAGAATTCTTAATGGAAGTTCTTAGTATGGTTATTCAAAAGGGTAAGACACGTGAAGAAGTGATTGAAGTTATCAAAGACTTTAAGCGTATGCTATCTGAACAAGAATCTTGGACTAAAGGCTCACCTAAGTCAGTTAACAAACTAACTACTCATACTAACAATTGGAAGAAGACAGGTAAGTGCGGCGTCGGTCATGCGATGGCAGCTATTAACTGGAACTATCTGCGTGAAATGAATAGCGACAACTATTCTCAAAAGATTGTTGACGGTATGAAGATTGTAGTTTGTAAGCTAAAGCCTAACCCATTAAAGATGACCAGTGTTGCTTATCCAACTGATGAACTACGACTACCAGATTGGTTCAAAGAGTTACCATTCGATGATGACTTAATGGAATCAACATTGGTAGATGAAAAAGTTGACAACTTACTGGGCGTACTAGATTGGAAGATACGTGAGAACACAGACGTTAAATCTACGTTTAACGATTTGTTCTCATTCGGGTAAACTAATTGTTTACAAACGTAAAGACTTCCACTATAATACGTACTAAGTATTCCTAAATACATTAACAAGGACATAAAATGAAAGATACATTAAAAGATATTATTGAGCATACCTCAGCATTAGGCTTTATCGACCTAATCAAAGTTGCAGGTACCGACAAAGAAACAGTTATCACAGCGGTTGCAGAAGACCGTTCTGTTATCGTAACTGGTACATTGAAAGCACCTAACGCAGAATTCATCGGTACATTCGGTATGCCAAACTTGTCTAAATTGAAAACTATTCTTAGTTTCGATGACTATGATGACGAATCAATTATCACAGTTAACAAGACAAACGCAACTGACCCAGATCAACCCACTATCATTCGATTTGAAACTAAAGACAAGTCATTCATTAACGATTATCGCTTGATGGGTAAAACTATCGTTGAAGAAAAAGTTAAATCTGTTATCTTCAAGGGTGCAGCATGGAACGTTGAAGTCGAGCCAACTGTAGCAGGTATTCAACGCTTGAAAAAGCAAAGCCAAGCTAACTCAGAAGAAAAGCACTTTACTACAAAAGTAGATAACGGTGACTTGAAAATCTTCTTTGGTGATCCATCTACTCACAACGGTAACTTTGTGTTTCACTCAGGTGTTACTGGTCAACTAAACAAGCCATGGCAATGGCCAGTTAGTCAAGTTATCAGCATCTTGAGTTTGCCCGGTGACAAGACATTTAAGATTAGCGACCAAGGCGCAACTGAAATCACAGTTGATTCTGGTTTGTCAGTCTATCAATATCTAATTCCAGCACAAGCAAAGTAATATGTTGAATGGAATCAACACAAGTGGAAGATACCTTCAGGTGACTGGAGGCACATCTTCTACGTATATCAGTAAAAGTTACAACTCTAATGCCAAGATGGTTGGAGATATGATGTACGACACTGATTCACAATGTATTAAAGTCTTTGATGGTAGTGCATGGCAACCGTTGTATGGTAGTCATGCTACGGTCGAACTAACTTACGAAGCTCAATCGTTATTAGATTGGGCACGTAAGAAAAAAGACGAGGAAATGCTGTTGGATAAACAAGCACAAGAAAACCCTGCTATCAAAGACTTAGTAGAACAAATCAAACAAAAACAGGAACAAGTCAAAATGATTCAAACTCTTTTGAACAGTCCTGGTGACAACGGCATCAAGCCTTCAATGGTACCTTAATGAATCAAGATAACTTATCGGCAAAACAACAAGACGATTGGGCATTGTTCTTACCAGCAGTTAGCAGTTTCTATATTGCTGGCTTAGGTAAACAACAAAATGGTGAAAACTATTTTGAACAATCTCGCATTCCTCAGCAATTCAACGGTGATGTTGAATGTTTAAACTTTCTTAACAGTAAAGAAGGTTTATATACATACAAGTGGGGTTTGTACTCTGCTGGTCATGCTAACTTAGATCCAACGGATAACGATCCTAAAGAATGGGTAGTTCGTAATCGTGAAGAAGGAACATTTATGTTGGGTGACTCCGGTGGTTTCCAAATTCTAAAATGTCAGTGGCCTGCTGATTGGAAAGATCCTAATTGTCCACGTGCTATGAAGAAACGTCAACAAGTGTTGAAATGGATGGACACATATATGGACTATGGCATGTGTTTGGATATCCCATCACAATCCTTAACTACCTTCCATATCAAGGATCCTAAGACAGGTAAGAGTGCTCATGGTATCAGCACAATCGAAGAAGCTATCACTGCTACCCATATTAACAACGAATACTTTGTTGCGAATAGAAATGGCAAGTGTAAGTTCTTAAACGTTCTTCAAGGTCGTAATCATACACAATCAGAAGTATGGTATAACGAAATGAAGAAATATTGCGACCCAAATATCTATCCAGAGAATCACTTCAATGGTTGGGCGTTCGGTGGTCAGAACAAGATTGACGTTCACTTGATGCTAACTAGAATGGTTGATATCATTTTTGATGGCTTGATGGTTGAGGGTAAGCATGATTTGATTCACTGTTTAGGTACAAGTATCTTAGAATACGCTGTATTGTTTAGCGACATTCAACGTGCCATTCGCAAGTATCATAACCCAAAACTTCAAATTACATTTGACTGTGCAAGTCCATTCTATAGTGCGGCTAAAGGTCTAGCATATTTCAACACAAGTATTGAACACAACAAGAAGTGGGCATACAGTATGGAAAAGACTGCTGAGAAAAAGTCATACGCAACCGATACTCGTAAATTCAAAGATGCTGTTTTGGCTGAAGGCATCCATAAACTCTTTACTGATAGTCCAGTAACTGATAGAATGTTACTTAAGGATCTGTGCTATCGAGGTCAAGGCTTCATAGGACAACATGGTAAAGAAACTAAAACAAGTTGGGACACATTGAGTTACACATTGGTTCAATCGCATAACGTTTGGATGCACATGAATGCAGTTCAAGAGGCTAATCGTCAATATGACAAGGGAGTTATCCCTAAGATGTTGATGAACGAAACCTTCGAACGTGTGTTGTTCAAAGATGTTATTGACGAAATCTTCTCCAAGAAAACTAAACAAGAGGCTATTGATTTGATTGATGCTAATAGCAGACTATGGATGCAATTCTCATCTGGTAGTCAAGGCTTTAGCGGCAAGAAAACAATCAATGCGTCTACTATGTTTGACCAACTATTCGAAGTTGTTCAAACTGAACCAGAAGTAACTGACGAAGAAGAATTAGATAGCGATGATGCTATGAACGAAGCATTAGGAGAATAACATGGAACAACAAAGAGAACAAGCATTATTCGAACAACGTCAACGTATCGCACAGGCTGCGAAGCGCACGATTTTCGTAACATTTCAAAAGGAAGGCATTCATTGCTATCCGGCTGCGGCAACAGACCCTGCATTAAAAACAGGTGACATGTATGACGTTAGCTTTCTAGGAACTCCGCATCGTCACATCTTTCACTTTGATGTGTCGATTGAAGTCTTTCACAACGATAGGGATATCGAGTTTATTCAATTTAAGCGCTGGCTTGAGCATTTATATGCACAAGGTACGTTACAGTTGGATTACAAAAGTTGTGAAATGTTAAGTGACGATTTGTACAACCAAATTGCTACACGATATCCCGACCGTGATATCACTATTACTGTCTCAGAAGACGGTGAGAATGGTGCCACAATCTTTTACAATAAAACTCAACCTCTCAACAACCTAAAAATTTAATAGGAAAACAAAATGGCAAAACCAAACATCCAACCTAACCTACGTGTCCGTCAAATCTTTGATGACTTGGACAAGTACCGAGATTTCTGCGTAGACTTCGGTTACAAGTTTGATGAATCTACACTATATGATATGCGCTCCTACGTATATCGTCAACATAATAAACAGTTGACAGGAAAATATCCTAAGGATCAATGGCCTGAAGCAATCACACGATGAAAAAGGTAGTATTAGTCACTGGTGGATTCGATCCACTACATTCTGGGCACATTGAATATTTCAAAGCCGCAAAACAACTAGGCGATGTTTTAGTCGTTGGGTTGAACAGTGACGAATGGTTGGCTCGTAAAAAGGGTCAACCTTTTATGCCTTGGGATGAACGTGCTACTATCGTATCTGAACTTAAAGATGTATCCAGAGTCATCAATTTTGATGATTCGGATAACTCAGCATGTGATGCAATTAGAAAAGTAAGACAGATTTATCCAGATAGTGAAATGGTTTTTGCTAACGGTGGGGATAGAACTACTGATAATATTCCTGAAATGAAAATGAGCAACCAAATGCTTCACTTATCGTTTGTGTTTGGTGTTGGCGGCAATGACAAGATGAATTCGAGTTCTTGGATACTACAAGAATGGAAAGCACCGAAAACTTTGCGTACATGGGGATATTATCGTATACTACATGAAGTACCAGGCTGCAAAGTAAAAGAACTAACAGTAGAGCCAGGTCAAAGTTTAAGTATGCAAAAGCATTTTAAACGAAATGAATATTGGTTAGTTACTAGTGGTATGTGTAGTGTAATGTCGGCTATGCCAAACGGTTATATGTTGCCAGTTGTGTTACTCAATGAACATCATTCATATTCTGTACCAAAGGGTGAATGGCACCAGCTAGTAAATCCACATAGCATACCATGTCGTATTGTTGAAATTCAGTACGGTGAAGAATGTGTAGAAGAAGATATTGAAAGAAAAGAATGAGAACACTATATTACATGGGTCTTGAACCCTACAAAGCAAGATACACTCTGCAACTCACAGAGTGGAATGAGCGTGTCTTTAAACGTAGGGGCATCAACTATGTAGTAGTGCCCGGTGAAACATTGTCTAGTGACCAAGCCATTGTAACCGGTCAAGTGCTTGACGCACATGGTCGTAGTTATTTTGGTATGTCTCAACTAATGAACTTAGTTAAGATGATGAAAGAAGGTAAAGTTACAAATGAAGATGTTGTTTACTTTGAAGACATGTTTCAACCGGGCTTTGAAAGCCTACCTTATATCCTTAATCAGGTTAGTGATAAACATCGTCCAAGAATTTTTGTTAGGTGTCTCGCACAGTCAATTGACCCTGATGACTTTGTTCACGTATGGGGGATGTCCAAGTGGATGGGCCTATACGAACAAATGGTGTGTGCGGCTGTACACCAAACTGGAGGTGCTATTCTTGCGTCTAATGAAGAAATGGTCATGAACATGAAGATTGCAGGCTGGGAAGCCCCGATCTATAATATTTCCGGTCTTGCGTTTGGTAAACAAGAAGTCATTGAACGAGTTGGTACTATCAAACCATTTAATGAACGCAAACTCCGTGTTGTATTCTCAGCACGTTGGGATCAAGAAAAGCAACCAGACTTCTACATGGATTTGATTGAAGCGTGGATTGAGCGTCATCCTGGTAGTGGTGTAGAGTTCTGTATCTGTAGTGGTGCTAAATTAAAAAGCAACAACGACAGTTATATGGAACGTACACGAGACTTACAAAAAGTGGGTCTATTAAAAGTGTACGAGGATTTGAACAAGAATGATTACTATGCTGTGGTTAACGATAGCCGTGTCGTTTTTAATTGTGCTTTACAGGATTGGGTCAGCAACACCGTCAGTGAAGCCGACGCTCTGGGATGTAATGTACTTTATCCTGCTTATCGTTCTTTCCCTGAAACTTTTAGTAACGACCATGAACGTTTATACGTCCCTTGGTCAATAGAAGATGCTTTGGACAAACTAGAGAAGCTATTGAAGAAGCCACATGAGAACATGGGCAAACTCAGTGACTATACTGACTTGACTATTGACCGCATTGTTGATATAATTGAGGGGAAGGGTGAACAATACCTTCGTATGTCAACCGATTATAGAAAGCATTCACGTGTATCGAAATACTGATGAACTTTGGGAATCATTACTATTGAGTAAGTTCCCAAACACACATAAAGAACATATAGCAGAGGCTAAAGTTACTGCTAGTATCGCATGGTTGTTTGGTGATAAAACACAAATGGCTGAGGTATATGACCAATATGTAATGATGAAACGTTTAACTGACGTACAACCTAAAGAGGAAGATTGAAATGGCAACATGGGAATTATCAACCGAATATAAAAAGAGTTCTATCGAACGTCAAATTTGGACTAAAGATGGTAAGGTAATCATTCGTGAAGAAGGATATCGCTGGGGAACATTCACTGTTGAATCAGATGAAATGCCAATCTCTCACCAAGATTTGATTGAAAATGAAGAATACGAACTTAGTTGCATCGATAATGATGAATGCTGGGAATTAGTTGATTTATCTGACGGCTGCTGGGCAGATACAGAAGCAGGACGCAACTGCACAGATGAAGACCTTGCTGCATTTGAAGAAGCATGGGAAGAAAATTGGTATGAAGGTGTTGAAGAACTAGGTTGGTCTAACGATGACACTGAGTATTACATGACAGGTCCATTGAAGCTAGTTAACAAAGATACTGGCCAAGAATTTAGTGGTTTGATTGATCCTACTACAATCATTCATACAATTGAATTGCCAACAGAAGAAGTTCTACCTGAACTTGCACCAATTGTTGATGTCAAAGAAGGAGCTCAATGGCCGTTCACTAACCCAGTAGCTAACACAAAAGAAACCGCTAAGTGGCCCTTTGAAACTGAACCAGTGATTGAAGAAGAAGGACCTGAATTAACTGATTGGTTTCCTGTTAAAATCAATCCAGTTCGCAAAGGCATCTATGAAATTCTAACAGTAGAATCAATCAACTGGCCCTACCCTAACAAAGGTGAATGGACTGGTAAGAAGTGGAAGTTCTTAGACCACACTGTAACACATTGGCGTGGTCTTGCTAAAGATCCAGGAGCAAAATAATGGCAACAAAAAAGAAATTAGCCAATCAACCATCAGGTGGTTGGCCCAAGATTAGTCAAGGTACACACTTGACTGTAAAGACTTTTGAAGATGGCTCAGTCGAACTAGTTTGGGATGACGAGCAACTTCTAAAAGAAGTACAGGAAGCAATTGCTTCCGTAGAACAGATTGATTCTGTTACACCAAAGAAAACAAAAGGAAAGAAAAATGTCAGCACACAATGATATCAACACACATCTAGAAGCATACTTATCAGAGCATGAGAAGTTTGAAAAAGGCAATGCAGCAGCAGGTACTCGTGCCCGTAAAGCATTAGCAGAAATGGCTAAAGCAATCAAAGCACGCCGTAACGAAATCACTGCTGAAAAGGCAGCACGAGCAGAAGCAAAAGCTGCAAGCAAGTAAACAAGTGATAAATACATGTGCTACACAACGGTAGCACATTCCAATTTTCATATCCGCGTTAGGAAGGATTCTATATGTCATACAACAAAACAAAATGTGACCCCGAGTTGGGTCGTAAAGTGCATTTGCACTTAAAGAACGTGGGTGTCGAAACACCTACTGTAGTAGATACTACAGACAGAAAAGAAAAGATTGAAATCATTGAAGGTCACTTCAAGTCAATCATGGAAACTCTAGGATTAGACTTAGAAGATGATAGTCTTATCGAAACGCCTAAGCGTGTTGCTAAGATGTATGTCAATGAGATTTTCTGGGGACTAGACTATGAAGCATTTCCAAAGTGTACTACAGTCGATAACAAAATGTCTTACAACGAAATGGTTGTGGAACGCAATGTATCGGTACAGAGTAATTGCGAACATCATTTTGTTGTTATCGACGGCTTGGCAACTGTTGCTTACGTTCCCAAGCAAAAGGTCTTGGGACTGTCAAAGATTAATAGAATCGTTGAGTACTTCTCAAAGCGTCCGCAGATTCAAGAGCGTCTCACCGAGCAAATCTTTCATAGCCTTCAGTTTATTCTTGAAACCGAAGATGTGGCAGTACTCATCGATGCCCAACATTATTGCGTCAAGTCAAGGGGAGTTGAAGACACAGGATCAAGTACGGTTACGGTTCGTCTTGGGGGTGGCTTCAAAACAGACCCAGCCGCTAGAGCAGAATTTTTGAGCATTGCTCGTCAAGGTTCAAAATGAGTTTACTAATCCTTATCATATTGGTGGGGATTGTAATCTCTATTCAACGTAGACTACCAAAGTCTAATTGTCACGGGGATTGCAATCAAGGTCGCAACTGTAACTGCAAAGGTAAACAAAATGGGACATCGTAAGCCAATGGATTACAATCAAGTAAGTCATCAAATCTACATGGCAGGTGTAGAATTACATCATCCAGGAAATGATGGCTTCGTTCAATGGGGAATCAAACAAGACTTGTATAAACTCAAGTGGATGCTTGATGACATTATGAAAGAAGCCCCTACATTTGCTGATGAAGAACAATTCTTAAAAGAGAATGAGCAGAGGGTAATGTGGCGGACACTAAAGAACTAAAAGCAATCAAAGAAGCCAGCGAAAGATTTCTTGAGAAGCTAAGAAACGATCCGATTGCACTTAAAAAGTGGCTACGTGAAATTCAGGGCCCTGAGCAACGCATCATTGAAGGTCGAGAGAAAGAACATTTGTTTACAGTGTTCAATCTGATTGAACCTACAAGTGAGAGCAACAATCAAAGAACTTGGACTACTGTGTATCATCATGCTGGTAAAGAGTATCACTATACAGTAGGCGAAGGCTTTGATGAATTAGCAGAGATACTACCAGATGATATTTAACAAAATTAAACAACTAAAAGAACAAGGTAAAAAGATTGGCATTACTTTCTCGACTTTTGACTTACTTCACGCAGGGCATATTGCGATGCTGGCTGAGGCTAAGAATCATTGTGACTATCTTATTGCAGGGCTCCAAACTGACCCCACAATCGACCGTCCTGAGACTAAGAATAAACCAGTTCAGTCAATCGTTGAAAGACAAATACAGTTGGCGTCATGCCGTTTTGTTGATGAGGTTGTTGTGTACTCTACCGAGCAGGATCTCGTTGATCTCCTTCTCATCCTTCCCATTGACGTACGGATTCTCGGCGTGGAGTATCAGAGCCATGATTTTACGGGTCGTGCCGAGGGCGCTCAAAAAGGAATAGAGCATGTGTTTAATTCACGTGACCATTCATTCTCAAGTTCAAGTCTACGCAAACGTGTAGCAGAAGCACAGAAAGGTTCCTAGATGGATTTAGAAAAATTTGCACATCATTTTGGTTTCAGAGTAATTAACGTTAGACACCACAGTCCATACCAATATTTTGACAGTTATAATAGAACCGCAAGTTATTATACTGATAGAGAACAAACTACTATTGAAATGGAAATTGACCGTAGACGTTTAGAACATATGGCTAACTATTTTGAACAGTGTGAACAGCTGGATAAACAAGACCGTGAAGAAGCATACCTTCGTAGACAGTATCCTGCTCTTAAGGACGCACATGACAAATACCAAATGTTGTTGGCACTTTACAAATAAGGTAAATAAACAAAGCGGTCTTTTGGGCTCATCCCCGCTATACAAACTCTGCGCCCTATGCTATAATTAACATAGGAGAAATATATGCAACCCGTATCATAC